ATTAAAAAATCATGTGCATGTGTTACAGGAAGAATTCGAAAAAATTCCCAATACATTCATACGCGATGAACCTAGGTGGGAAGGATCGTGGGAAGGGTCAAAACATTTACAGGAAGTTGTTTCTTTATACACAAAAGGGCACCACGGTTGGTTGAAAGGTGGACAAGATCACGTTTTTGATAAATGGATTAGTTGGCCACTTATTTGGGGTGGTAAACCTGTACCAGGTAACTGCGCAGTGTGTCCCAAAACATTCGCTATACTTTCACAAATAAAGGGAATACACGTTGCAGGATTTTCGCTCATGAAAGGTGGTGTTGTTTTAAAAGAACACGTCGACAATGTAGGTGAAAAGTATATATTCACGTACCATTTAGGAATAAAGTGTCCCGAAAAGTGTATATTACACCATTCAGAAATGGGGGATATAACAGAAGAAAATGGAAAACATATTATTATGAATGCTCGTAAAAAACACTGGGCAGAAAATCAGTCAGACGAAGATAGAATTATTTTATACATGGAAATATATTCTTAATATATTATAAAACAATGAATAAAGATCCTAGATTAACCGATACACAAAAAGTTTTATTTGCACTACCAACACTAACTCTTATATTTCTCATATTACTCATACTATTAAACAAAAAAATCAGGCGCAGTCCAGGTGTATATATATCACTTGCATTATCAGCTATTCATTTATATCATCACTACACCCTCGCTAGATTACAAAATAAAGTATAAATGTATATAATAAAATATGTTTATGATCGAAGAACCTTATGGAATATCAGAGTTTCAAGCTTGGTTAATATCAATTACGTTAGGAATGGTATTAATAAGAAGAAAACTTCGCGGGGAAAAATATATTAAGTAATATAAATGAAGGTTCGTTTACAAAAAAGCCCACTTTTTAATAAAAAGTATAGAGTTACTTTTGAAAATGGGAGAGTCGTTGATTTTGGTGCAAAAGGGTATTCGGATTATACAAAACATGGAAATCCCTTACGTATGCGTTCATATGTAACTCGACATGGTGGTTACGTTCCTCATATGGTTCAGAAACAGACAGATCCTAAACTCGTTCATTTAAATATGCTCGATGTTGTTAAAAGCGATAAAGAAAACTGGGGTAAAACAGGTTTTTATACCGCGGGGTTTTGGTCTCGTTGGCTCTTATGGAGTCACCCAGAGTTAGAAGGTGCCAAAAAAATAATAACAAAAAAATACGGTTTATCTTTCAAATAAATACGTGATTTTTAAGTTTGAAATATATAATCAAACATCAAAATCACTCTTCTTTGGCTTCATCTTTTTTAGCAAATCGTTTTTTCGTATCCATGCTTATTAAATAGGAAGTAAAACACCATGATATACACGAGAGTAATAAACCCATCAAAATGGGGGGTGGTTTAAAGGGGAAACTAAAAAGTTTCATGGATATCATGAAACAGCATAAACAACTGAAAATTCTTTGTGCGAGTTCAATATTATCGTACGTTTCAGCCATTTATAATGAACTTAGAAAAAATTATCGGTTCTATATAATTTAGCCTGAAAAGAACCAGTTTGTCCTAAAACTGACACGGACTCGTTACCATATATTTCCTGGCACCCAATATCATCCATACAATCTCTATTATCTATGGTTATAGGAAGTGAATATAATTGGTCACCTGGTGTTGTTGTATAATAATTGTACCTATCGCGTCTACCTCGAACTTCTTTTCCGTATATAGGTAAAGTTTCTTCATTTTCACCGACAAGAACACCCATTTGTTGAATATGACCAGGTTTATATTCTTTGATTGGTGGACTTCTGTATTCTTTTTCCATTGGTATTTCTACTGGGACTTGAATTGGTACATGAACTGGTACTTTTTTACTTACAATAATTGGATTACGCATTTGGTAAATTATAATAACTGCAAGTATAATTAATGCAAAACCCAAGAGTTTCTGCTTTGTCTTAATCTTCATTTGTATATACAAATATTATTTCTTACCGAGTAAGGGTTTAAGTGGAGTGAGATCTATTCTTTGTAATCTAAATTGAACAACTAACCAAAGAAAAAATAAACCACTTTTTAATAAATTGTTCGCATCTGTATCATCCATTACATATATTGGACCCATAACTTTACCAAAAAATGTATTATCTTTTTCTTCACCGGTTATCGCCATCTCAAGTTGTGTCAGTGCGCATGTATCATCATTAACTGACCAGTGAAAAAATATAAATGGTACAAGAAGTGAATAAAATTCTAAGTTTTGTTTATTGCTGGTAAATGGTATCACGAGCATGGTAACAAAAAAAGTCAAGTGGACAAAAAATATAATGTTCATGTCTATTAGTATGAACGAAGAAAAGAAACTGCCTAAAATATGGCACATACAACAGGAGAAAATTCTTAAATCTTGGGGTGAAGCTGCTGCGTGTTATAGATACATGCACTACCAGGCATATTGTTCATATAAAAATTTGAGTATGAAATTTACTATACCACTTATAATTGTAAGTACAGTTACAGGTACTGCTAACTTTGCACAAGAAACATTTCCACCGTCTGTACAACCTTTTGTACCATCGGCTATCGGCGGTCTAAATTTAATCACAGCCATCGCAACTACTATTATGCAATTCCTTAAAATTAACGAACTTATGGAAGGTCACCGCGTTGCCTCTGTACAATACGGTAAAGTTTCACGAACAATACGTCTCGAACTAACTTTACCTCTCACCGAAAGAACATTAAGTGGTACAAATATGATTGAAAATATGCGTACAGAATATGATCGTTTAATAGAACAGTCACCAAATGTTCCACAAAAAATGATAGATTCATTTGAAAGAGAGTTTCCAGATGATAATGTATTCTTCAAACCAGAAATTATGCATATTCAACCAATTATACCATTCAAGGCGATACAGGAAAGTAAAGTCATAACCAAGTTAAAAGATGCGGTTACCGGTGTAGCAAAACGCGAATTAAAAGAGGAACTTGAAAGTATCCGAGGTAATATCAAATCGGCTAAGAAAACTATAAAGTCAGATATCGAAGGGAAACAGCAGCGTATTAATGAAATTTCAGATTTAAAAGGTAAAGGTCTCGTAAGTTTGAAAGGTGATTTAATGAATGAATTACGCCGTCGAACAGAGTTAATGGAAGTTGTCACGGAAACACCAGCGGCTGAAGATAGTGCTGAAGATGATAAAGAATTAAAAACAGAATCAGATAAACGTAAATCTATATTAGAAAAAATAATTATAGAATCACCGAAAGACGATTTGAAAGATAAGCAACCATAACAAAAAGTGCTAAGTTAAAGAATCCAATACACATAACGTAAGGAAATAACTTCCTTTTGATAGGATCTATAACACGCTTTTGGAGTGCGTCATTATTCAAAACTAAATCTAGAGCTTGATTAGTAAGGTCGTCATCATCGGACATATGGATTCCTTTGTTATTATAAAAAAACAAAAAAAAAGTTATGAATTATCACTACGTGACAATGAAATAAATAATTTAAAACGGTGTTTAGATGAAGGTAAAAATATTTTTTTATGTGGGGCAGCTGGATGCGGTAAAACGTTTATCCTGAAAAATGTTCTGGATGAAACGAACAGTGTAGAAATATGGGATGAACCCATGCGTAAAAAAGATATATATTTAGACACGATCAAAAAATCAAACATGTACGCATATATAGAAGATTACGATTCAGATTTACATACATACAAACATATTGTGGAATCGGTTTCTGATGGTAATACTGTTACAAATAAACAATTAATAGTTACATCAAGAAATGTTTATTTCATGGAAAACTTTACAACTCTGATTATACAAAGATTAAAACCTGAAAAAATAGCTACTCTTAAACCAAAACATATTAATACTTTATTAGCAGCACATAAATGTAAAGGTAACATTCACAACTACTTTCACTATTTAGACTATACGGGCGAAAAAGATATTTTTAAAACACCAAAAGAAATTGTTACGGGTATTTTATGTGATTCCAGTGATATAAATATAACAGACTCTATTCACGAACATGGTCATATTTGGTCGATCATAGAAGAAAACTATCCAGATGCAATATTAGAGAATTATGATAAAATAGCATACTCTTTAACAAATGCAGATATTTTAGATACGGAAATATATCACGGAGATTGGGATATAATGCCTTATTTTGTATTACACGCTATAAAAATACCAAAAAAATATTTCGTTAAACAAATTGATCCAGAAAGTTTACGACCCGGTAGATTCTGGACTAAATACGGAAATCAAAAAATGAGACAGCAAAAGATTAGAGGTATACAAGTTAGGTCACCGATAGGTTTGGGACAAGGTGAATTTATGCTTTTACGAGAATACGCAAAAAAAGGTAATGTTTCGCATTTTAAAAAATATAATTTAACACCCCAAGACTTTGATGTAATGAATCATTTAGCAATACAAAATAAACTTAAACAACGTGAAGTTACAAAAATAAAAAAGTTGATTAAAGAAGAAATAGAAAGTTAAACTAATAACTATGTCTACAACCACTAACACGGATGATGATGAAGATTTTAAAATCACACGTGTTATCGGTAATGAAATACTATACTACGGTGAAATCACGAACGAGGATATTCTCGAATTTATAGAAGAGTTTAAGAAACTCGAAATTAAACTTCTTAAACAAAAAGCGGAACTTATTGGATACGAACCCGTTATTAGGGTACACATATGTAGCGGTGGTGGTGACTTATTCGCAGGTCTAAGTGCAATGAACATTATCGAAAAATCGCGCGTTAAGGTCGTCACGATCGCACAGGGTGAGTGCTGCTCGGCAGCAACGTTCCTCCTTTTGGGTGGACATGAACGTCTCATTGGTAAAAATGCACACGTTCTCATCCACCAAATATCCACGGGTGGATTTTGGGGGAAATACGAGGAAGTTAAGGATGAAATGAAAATGTGTGATAAACTCATGGACATGGTTAAGAAAACGTATACAGAAAAAACGAGTATCCCTGATAAACAACTTAAGAAACTTATGAAACGCGACGTTTATCTCGACCCTAACGAGTGTATCAAATACGACGTCGTTCGCGGTCTTGATTGATATCGACGTGGCGTTTATAAAGACCAATTATGGTCGCTATTATTAGAAACAAACAAAGTGTATTTGCGTTTATTGGTATAACTGTATTTTCTGGAGGTTTGAGCCGTTCCATTCTGCTATAGTCGACGACGGGTATTTTATCCGCCATACTCTACTATACCTGAATAAAAATTTCAATCACAAAAAACACAGTTAGAGATTTTTATATATTATTATTTAAATGAAAAGAGTTGCTATTGATATCGACGAAGTTCTCGTCTCGTTCGTTAAACCTATGGCAAAGTTCCGTGGATACAAAATGCCGACCGCCCAAAAGTACCCGTACGTCTATAAAGATATGTTTAACATTACCGAAACCCAATCGCGAAACATGGTCCATGATTTTTACGAATCCGAGGCGTTCGCGAAACTTAAACCGATCCCAGGTGTATGTAAACAAATGGGACATTTACGCAAACACGCCGATACTATGTATATCGTCACGGGTCGCCAAAGTTACGCGCGTGATCAAACCGAGAAATGGCTCGAATACTGGTTTCCCAATACCTTCGATGATCTTATCATGACCAATAGTTATACGGATCACGAAATTGAGAAACACGAAATCTGTCGAAGTCTTGCCCTCGACTCAATCATTGATGATAGTTTCGACGTGTGTACCAAATGTAACCGTATCGGTATTGATTCGTATAACATTATTGGGTACGGTACCATACGGTACCCGTGGGCTATACAATCGAATATGCAGAGAGTTTGGGATTAAGATTCCTGTGAATATAATTCCCATCCAGCTACAGCAACGTAATAATAATCTTGATTCGTTGTTGAGTTATTATACCTACCCGACGTAAATCGTAAACGGTATCGCGTATACGCAGTCGTATTAGAAACTGTAAATTCTTTCATGTTAGATACACTAGCAGTGTATGTCCATGAATCTTCCTGTTGTTCCGAACCAATATCCGTCCATGAACTACCATCGTTAGATCCTTGTAATTTCCATATTCTAGGAAACCATCTATTATCATCAATAGATCTCCCTCGGTCCCATAACTTATATTTAAAAACAGTTACAGCGATTGGGTATTTTATAGCAAGCCATTGCGGAGTACTCGCCATATTACCACTCGAGTTTCCAGAGTGCCAAATATTATTTTCACTGTGAACTTTATCGAACGCCTCCCACCCTTCTCCTCCTCCGTTAGTTGTTGACGCAGATACCACCCACCCACTATTCGTATCCCACCCATACGTCGAGTTATAATCAGATGTGAGTGCAGTTGCACTCGAAAACTTAGGGGATATAAGTATAGGTATGAAGAACCGTTTCGCATAGTTCCAAAACTTAAGGTTCTTAATCAAACCGTTATAGTCTTCGCCAATTTTTAACGTCTTCGCACCCGACGCGATCGTCGGGGTTGTTTGTGATATTAAATCACCGTTCACGTATAAATTACTCGTCGTCCCGTCGAAGTTTGTCGCTATAGTATATTCACCCGAAACCGTCGAGTTTGCGACCAGTGCGTGTGACCCATACGTAAGTATGATACCACTATTCGAATCCGCCACGTTTATAGATGACGCACCACCCATACCGGAATGGTGTTGACAATAATAGTAAAGTGTATTTGGTGCATTCGCGGGAACAATAAACTGACTCGATGCGCCACTACTTCCCGGTGTTCCTGTTGTCGTCCAACCACTCGTGTATTGAGACCCACTCGCATGTGTCCCATTACTCGTTTCCGATAAACGTATAGGGTGTCCCGTATTTGTAGACGTCTCTTGTGTAAACGTATACGTACTCCCGCGTATAAACGTGAGTGTCGGTGTTTCTACCCCGCTTATATAATATTTATTTACACCCGTATTCCTCGTTCCATCACTCGTAGACGATAACGAAAGGACGTGTCCGCTAATTTGATTGAACGTATACGTCAAACCTCGAATCACGGAGAGTGAAGCTTGTTCAACACCGCCTATACTAAATTTACCACCCGAAAACGTTACAACGAATGCACTCGTAGTCGATCCCGTCACGTTAATCAAACCACCCATACCCGCGGTCGTACTCGATTTATAGTATAGTGTATCTGGTGCCGATAAAGGTACAACGAACGTCCCGGTCGTGTACCCGCTCGTATATTGCGTACCATCACTAGCGGTCGCGATTTGGAGAACGTGTGAACCATTCGACGCGTTCGTTTGGTCGAACGTATACGTGTTTCCACGTACCATCGTAAGAGTCGGTCTCTGTGTCCCACCAATATAGAATCCGGAACCACCAACGACGTGGGTTCCATTACTCGTCGTAGATAACCGTAAAGGATGAGTACCATTCGATGAGTTTTCTTGGTTAAACACGTACGTTTCCCCGCGTACGAGTTGGAGTGTTGCTTGTGAAACACCCCCGATAACAAATTTACCACCCGCAACCGTCACGGCTAATGGACTTGCCGTTGGTCCGAGTATGTGTATAGTTCCACCCATACCCCCGTGGACACCACACTTATAATAAAGTGTACTTGGTGCGTTTAAGGGGACCGCGAACGTGACTGACGATGTACCTCCATTCGTCACACCCGAATCGTACACCGTACCGTCGCTCGATGTAGTAATATACATTGGGTGACTTCCCGATGCGTTGTTATTGAACGTGTACGTCTTACCCCGTACGAGTGATATGGTCGCTTGTTGGGTTCCATCTATGAAATAATAATTACTACTCCCGTAATACCCACTTACAGATTGGACCGTTACGGCAAATGTCGTCGAAACGGGTCCCGAAACCATGTTTATTGCACCACCCATACCCGAATGGTTCCCACAATAATAGTAAAGTGTGTTCGGTGCGTTACTTGGCGCAATAAACGTATTTATACCACCGCTACTTCCCGGGGTTCCCGATGCCGTCCACCCACTCGTATATTGTGTACCGGCGCTTGACGAAACCACGGTTACCGTATGTGTCGTTGTTGATGCCGAGGAAACACTTATAGATCCACCCGCACTATCGTCATTCTGAGAATAGTAGTATAAC